AATAAAAATATATGGCAACATTAACAAACACAAAGATTAAAGACACCTATGTCGGTCTTTTAAAAACAACAGACAACCAAGCAATAGATGCTGCGGGTGTTACTCTTGTCGAGGATGGTGCGGGTAACGCTTCTGCTCTTTCGGTAGGTCGCTCAGGAAACGGAGTAACGATTACGGGAGGATTAAATGCAACACTTTCAACCGCTGCTCAGCCGAACATCACTTCAGTAGGTACTTTAACAGGATTGAATGTTAATGGAGGTACTGATAATATATTAGCTTCTTTTACAAGTACAGATACTGCTGCAAGAATTGAATTTGCTGACAATACAACTTCAGGTCAAGTTTCTGTGGGCGCACAAGGAAATGATTTTGTTGCATTCACCAATGGTCAAGAGCGTCTGCGCATAGACTCTTCAGGACAAGTGGGCATAGGCACTTCAAGCCCTTCAAAAATGCTTGATTTAAGCAGTAATAATACTGCGGGTACTGCTTTAAATACTCTTAGATTTACTGATACTGATACTACTTGTTTAAATGACCAACCACAAGGTGCAATAGAGTTTTATACAAGCGATACTACTGATGCGGGAGTAGCTTCAGCAATTAAAGGATTGACAGGCTCAAGTGGTGCTTCGTTAGGTAGATTGGTGTTTGAAACTGCGGGTACTGAAAAGATGCGCATAGATTCTGATGGTAACGTAGGTATAGGCGAGTCAGACCCTTTAGCTAAAACTCACATAAAGTCAGGTAATTCAGGGTTTTCGGGTTCTTTAAATGCAAACTATGATGATTTAGCGATTGAGGGTAGCGGAAATACGGGAATAACAATACTAACTCCAAACAATAATAATGGGGGTATTTCTTTCTCAGATGAAGATGCCGAAGTTCAAGGTTCTATAGCATATCGACATAGTCTTGATGCTATGACTTTTAATACAGCAGGCTCAGAAAAAGTACGCATAGACTCTTCAGGTAACGTAGGGATAGGCGAGTCGAGTCCTTCTTCTAAAATTCACGTTAATTCAGGAACGGATAATGATGTAGCTTTATTTGAATCTACTGACCAAAACGCAACACTAACTATACAAGATTCTTTTGCGAAAACAAACCTTGTTCATAATGTAGGGCAATTTGAAATACAGATAGACCCTGATAATGTTGGAGGCGCATCAGCACTTATTGTAGAAATTGATGGTTCTGAAAAAATAAGAGTATTGAATGGAGGAGGTATAACCTTCAACGGTGATACTGCTGCTGCTAATGCGTTAGATGATTACGAAGAAGGGTCTTTTACTCCTGAATTTGCAGATGCTGCAACAGGCGGTAATGTTGCTACTATTAGTGGAGGTGCTTATGGTCGCTATACTAAAATAGGAAATCAAGTGATGATAGAGATTTCTTTTAATAACATAGACACGACAGGATTGACAGGTGGTAATGACGCACATATAAGAAATTTACCATTTGGAGGTGATTCTACTTCGGGTGCAGTATATGCTTTAGGCTCGGTATATCTAAACAATTTTACCGCAACCGCAAACACTATTGGGATAGCTTCATCATTAAATGATGCACACGACTATGTAAGACTTGTTCAAACTATAGATGGAACTATTCAAGATTTTGCAACAGTTAGTCAGTTTAGTTCGGGAGTTGCAGACATATTTACTTCATTTGTGTACACAACATCATAAAATAAATTTAAATAAAAATGGCACTATCAAAAGAAAGAGTACAAGACAAAATCGAAATCGCAGGTAAATTCAAAGCGATTCAACTTCGTTACGCTGACCAAATCGTAGAAGATGGCAACGTTATTTCTCAAAGTTACCATAGAGATATGATTGTTTGCGGTGATTACGCAAAAGCAGACGAGCATAACGTAAGAGCAATCGCAGATGCGGTATGGACTGCTGACTTAATCGCGGAGTTTCAAGCAACACTTCCAAGCGAGGTAGTTGAAGAAGTAGTTGAAGAAGCTCCTGCTGAAGAAGCGGTAGAGGAGGCATCTGAAGAAGTCGTTGAGTAATCGTATATTAGTAGGGAATTTAAATTCTTTATTATGAAAAAAATTACTCAAGAAGAACTCGAAAAGCTACAGGAACAACAAAACGGAAAACTACACCTTGAGCGTAGTATTGGTTTGTTAGAACGTGATAAGTTTTTTGCACTACAAAGGTTGCAACAAACTATCGCAGAACAAAACGAATACTTAAAAGAACTCGAGGACAAGTACGGTAAGATTAATGTAGACTTATCAGACGGTTCTTACGAAGCGATTGAAGAGTAATTAACACGGTATGGGGGGCTTAAATGCCCCCTTATATCTTAACTAACTAAACATGGACAACAAAATATCATTTATTGCAGGATGGTTTTTAACTACTGCATCTACAATATCGGCAGCAGGAGTTCTTAATGCGATCGTTCTCGGTCTATTAGGGGGCTTTTTTGGTTTACTCGGTAAAGAGGGATACTACCAAACAAGAGACTACGTAAAGAGTACAGCTCCTAAAGTAAAATCTTGGTGGGCATCTAAAATTGCTTGGGTTAAGAGTAAGTTCTAAATGACAGCTCCGAAGCTAAATGATGACAGCTCTTTATCTATAAATATCAAGTGGCTTATTCAAATAGTCATATTGGTAGGGACTGCTGTTTATTTATATTTTGGACTTGACGGTAGAATAACAGACAATGAGGATGAGCTTCGTGGTTTAAGGTATAATCAAAACACTTACATTTTTCCTGACATTCGAGTTTTAGAAAATGAAGTAATCGACTTTAAATTAGAGCGAGAGAGGGTACGAAAAGACATTCAACGTTTAAGAGAATTAGTCAATGAAAATAAGTGAGCATATCACATACGCTGAGGCTTGTCATTCAGCAACTGCTAAACGATTAGGCATACCCAACATTCCTAATGAATATGAGATGTGGAATATGGTTATATTAGCAACTGAAGTCTTTGAGCCTTTGAGAGAATGGGTAGGCGGGGCTATTAAGATCAATTCATTCTATCGCTCACGAGAACTAAACAAAGCCATTGGTGGTTCTCAAAAGTCTATGCATTGCGAAGGACGGGCGATTGATATAGATGATGTGTACGGACACAAGACCAACGCTGAGATGTTTGATTACATTACTATGTACTTAGACTACGACCAACTCATTTGGGAGTTCGGAGACGATTCTAATCCTGATTGGATACACGTCTCATTTGTAGAACACGACTCGAATAGAAAACAAACTCTAAGAGCTTACAGGGAAAACGGTGGTGTTATTTATAAAGTATTATGATAGACAAAAAACCATTTAACGAGACCAAAGTAGGAAAGCTACTAAACAAGGTATTACCCGATAAAGGTGTTATAGGTGTTTTAAAAGACGTTTTAGACCTTGACGAGTCCCTAACACCTGAAGATAAAGAAAAGGCAGCAGAGAGGCTTATACAGGCTTATGAGGCGGAAGTAGAAGATAGAGACTCTGCACGTAAGCGAGAAATAGAAGTTACCAAGACGGGAAAATTTGATTTTCTATTCAACTTAACGGGTCTTGTTGGGCTTACTGCTTTTGGGGTAATCGTGTGGGCTATTCTTGCTTTAGAAATCCCTGAATCAAATAGAGAGCTGTTTTATCATCTGATCGGTATAGTAGAAGGTGTTACGTTAAGTATTTTCGGATATTATTTCGGAACATCTATGAAGGATGACAAAAAATAACTATATTGCGGTTGTAGTTTAAGCGTCCATTGACACGATTCGGCTACGATTAAAAGGTGCAAGAATGGGAAGCAGACAAAGCACCACCTCAACCGAAAGCTAAACGAGGGTCTGTACTCTACAGGAGGAGTGGCATTAGCAAGCGTGTTTAACCTGTTAAAGATACGCACCCGTATGTGTCCGAACATCTCAAGGAAGCATAAATTGGGTATGGTACTGTAGGGCAACCTATACCCATTAGTGAACCGACAAACTCAGAAAGCATAATTAATTCTAATCTTACTTAAACAATGTCTGAAGCAACACTCCAAGAGTTAGTAAACGAAATCATTAAAAACGAAAAGCTAACAGAGAAGGAGAAGAAGGACAAGCTGTTTGAGATGGATTGTAAGATGTATACGAAGCTCGGTACAGATTCCACTAAGACAGAAAAAGAAGAAACAAAAAAAAGAAGCAGAGTCATCTACAGAGGCATCAGAGAAATAGATTTCTATTTAGGATGCGCATTATTAAGAACTCAAGATGATAAGAAGAAAGCCCAATAGAACTAAGAAACCTGCTCCTAAGAAGCCTTCACGATCTAAGATAGTACAGAAGCTCGACACGATATTCTCGCTTTACGTAAGAACTAAACACTCTAAGAACGGAGTATGTACGTGCTGTACGTGTGGAAGAAAGTTTGAGATCAAAAAGATACAAGCAGGACACTTTCAGTCCCGTAAGCACTACTTTACAAGATGGGACGAGTTAAACGTACACCCACAATGTCCTAAGTGTAACGTTTTCTCTCAGGGCGAACAGTACGAGTATTCTAAATTCTTAGATAGAACCTATGGAGAGGGAACTGCAGACGAGTTAGTAGAGAAAGCAAGACACGTAGTAAAGTTCTCTACGCATGATCTTGAAGCTCTCATAGAACACTATCAACAAGCGTTGAAAAAATTATCACGATAGTATTTTAATAAGAAGTATATTAGCATTAGATGTCTCATCTATCTGTCTTTGTTTAATCGGAAGAGGGGTAACCGTAAAAAAGTTGCTCCTCTTTTTTTTTAAACAGTTGTGCATATCATTTTTTTGTGTATATTGCAATAAATTCTTAAACATTAGACATGGCAGATTCAACATTAGAAGGATTGAGCGACTCAGAGTTGTACAACCTTAACCTTATTCCCTTAGAGGTGAGTGAGGCAATCAAGAACAGAACTTGTTTCTACAAACCAAACGAGTACAAACTAACTCTCGAAGACGGAAAGATAGTCTTAGAAATCTACGAGAAAAAAGACAAGGAATACTATGAGCTATACTGAAGATCTTTTAAATCTAAGGCAAGCTGAGGTAACAGCTCTTAGAATAGAAAACGATGGGCTTAGAAAACAAATCGAACATCTAAACATCGAGATTATTAACAGAGACTTTAAAATTCAACAATTAGAAGATGCAATTAACAAGTAAAATCACGCAAGTAGAACCCATAGGCACGTGGTCTAATGGACAGAGAACATTCAACAAGTTTAGAGTATCATTCGCAAACGGAGACACTCTTAGCTTCTTGGCGGTAAAAGAATTTAAGGGAAACGTAGGAGAGAATCTTACTTACAAAAAGAACACACAGTACAACACAGGACAAATCGTAAGAGACGATTCTTATGAGAAGAGTTACAATAATACTTCTAAACCTGCAGATACTCAGTTACAGATCGTTCGACAGTCAATGCTTAAAGCAGCAGTCGATTACCACCAAGACAACCGATCTAAGACTGAATACGAAGTAATAGAAACAGCAAGAAATTTTGTAAACTTTATAATCAATGGATAACATGAATATCAGAGGACAAATTAAATTGATCGGAGAAACCAAAGTCTTAGGAGCTAACGGCTTTAGAAAAAGAGACTTAGTAATCACTACTAAAGAGAAGTACCCACAGGACATCTTATTAGAGTTCGTTCAGGAGAAGACTGAGCTTTTAGATCGCTACAACACAGGCGATGAAATAAGTGTGGCTATCAATCTAAGAGGTAGAGCTTACACCGACCCACAAGGTCAGACTAAATACTTTAATTCAATTCAAGGGTGGAAGATAGACTCGGATGTTGCTGAAGTAACAACTGCAGATCATTCACCTGACAGAGACGAAGATTTACCATTTTAATAACAGGGGAGACTAACCATCTCCCTTTTTTAGTATCTTAAACTTATGATAGTAAGCATTAAAGAGATACTGAACACACTTAACCAAGTAAGGACAGGAGAATACAAAGAAGGACTAAAGACAGGCATAGATGAATTAGACAAACATTTTCGATTTAAGAGACAGTTCTCAGTAATTTTAGGACACTCAAATGTCGGAAAGACTCAAACCATGCTTTACCTTATGTTCTTGTACACTCTAAGACATAACATTAAATGGCTTATTTTCTCAAGTGAGAATCAACCCTATCAGATATTCAAGAAACTGTTAGAGTTTGATACAGGACTTCCCATTAATAGGATTCCTGAAAAAGAGATGACAAGCCGTATGGTTAGATTAGCTCAGTATTTTAACATAATAGACCCGAACGAACTTTACACCTATAAGACGTTGCTTTCAGAAGCAAAGAGAATTAAGGAGAAGTTTGATTATGATGGATTCTTAATAGACCCGTACAACTCATTAGTAACAGACGTAAGCGCAGCGAAGTTAGGTAAGCACGAATACGACTACTTAGCAACAACCGAAATGCTACACTTCTGCAACGAGAACAACTGTGCGATATGGCTAAACACCCACGCAAACACAGAAGCTCTTAGAAGAAAGCACGGAGCATCACACGAGTACGCAGATCACCCAATGCCTCCAATGGCTTCAGACGTAGAAGGAGGGGGTAAATTCGTAAACCGTGTTACAGACGCATTCTTTTGCATACACCGTTACACACAGCATCCTACAGATTGGATGTACACGCACATTCACGTTAGAAAGATCAAGGATGTAGATAGTGGCGGAATGCCTACATTTTTAGATGAGCCTATACGATTAAAATCATTAAAAAATAATGTCGGCTACGAAATAGACGGCAGAAACCTTGTCCAATTAATAAAAACAAAATGACCATTCAAATCGGAGATTACAACTTGCATTTTCAGCTCACGTTATTACACGGCATAGCTGCGGGGTACATTTATTATGCACCCGACTTAGAACAAGACTTTGACGAAGAAACAGAAGACAATTACAGCAGACATCAAGTACTATTTTTACTATTTGCCTTGATTGTCGATGTATGGAAGTCTTAAAGAAGCTGTACGAGAAACACAAAACGTGGTGTAATATAGTGGAGTCATTTGGATGTAACCCTGAAACAGCAGAGGACATCGTTCAAGACATGTACATCAAAATACACAAGTTAGTGGAAAAAGGAACTGACATCACTTATGGTGATGAAATCAATCACTTCTATATCTTTAGAACCCTGACAAGTATTTTCTTAGACTATAAAAGAAAAGATAGCAAGACGGGTACAATAGGTTTAGACGAGCTTGCAGATCAGATCGAGCAGGAAGATGAGGTAGACTATGATGAGC